GGTGATGAACCTCGGGTCGCTCGCAATGCAGCCGCACACGGTCATGTTTCGCGGCGTGACGTCGCAGCCGTCGGTTGAGAGTTGGGGCGGCGGGACGTGGCGTGGGTGGAAAAGCACCTACGAGTTTGCGTACAAGCGAAATAGGACGAACGTCTTCATTGGGCTTGCCGAGGTTGACATCGACCTGGGGTGGGACATTGCCGTCCCGCAGACGGGCTTCAACGTTCTCGCGTTCTCGCCGCCTGGGGACGGCTTCGACGACGACCAGTTCGGGCAGCCGCTCAAGCACGGCGACGAGAACTCGAACGACGCCACGCTGCGTCAGTTTGCCGGCCGCATCATCAGCCCGCCGGCTCTCGCCGACGGCGTCTCGCCAGGTGATAAGGTTCGCGCGATGGTCAAGGTCTTCTCCTATCGCGGCGGCGGCGCTTCCCAGACCCCGTCGGCTTCGCCCATCCCGCTTAACGACAACGGCCGGCCTCGCAGGGCGAACGCACTTCCGAAAGTCCTCGTCTACGGCTATCAGGTGCAGCCCAGCATCAACCTGACCCAGCAACTCGCCCTCCGGCTTGAGTAATGGCAAACCAGCAGAAGTATTTCATCGGCCCGTCGCTTCTTAGCGACATCCGCTCGACGATTCAGCGGGTGGATGCCATTGCGCCGCGCACCAGCGGGCCGTCGCAGGAGGTGCGGTTGCAGGGCTTGCAGCAGCCGATGGATGGGGGCGGGCGGCTGCGGGTTGGCAAGGTTCCCGCTGCCTGGGACATTGGCACCTGCGCCACCGTCTACCTTTGGGGGCGAACAGGCACAGGAGAAAACTGCGAGCCTGTCGAATCAGACCCGCTGGAGACAGTTGAGGACGTCGTCAACTTGTCGCACAACGTCCCGGCGGATTCGTGGGTCGTCGTCGGGCGGGCCAGCGACGGAACGTGGTATCTGATCGAGTCAGGGAAGCAACCCACAGGTGACCCGCCCACTTGCCGCCAGACCATCGGCGGCGAGGACATCACGACGTGGCCGGGCTGGAACGGCTCGATCGTGCAACTCCTCGGCCACGACGAGAACGGCTGCCTTAAATGGTTTGACAGCGAGGAGTGCGAAGAGCCATCGCCGGGCACGCCATGACGAAAATCACCTTCCAAGACGGCAAGCCCGTCATGCGTGACGGCAAGGTCGGCACAGGGCAAGGGTGCTGCTGCGACGGTTGCCGTTTGGTGTGTCCACCGAGTCCGACAGAATGGCGCATCGTTGACCAAGACGACGATGTCTGGTTCATGGGGGATGTTCTTGCTGATCCAGATTACGTTCACAACTGCAAAGATCCCGATTACAACTGCTACCAAAATTGGACGGGGGCAACTCGATACATACTAGACGACTACTTTCTGAGGTACGGCTGCACTCAGCCTGCCGGGTACCGAAAAGACGGAGAGAATACGCTACGGCTCCAAGTGCTTGGGTGCAACGGCGACCAATGGACAGACGTTACCGAGCGATGCGGCGGGGTGCCATTTGGGACGGCGACCCGCAGCCCCCTTTTTTGCTCGGAAGACGATCAATGGTTTGAGCCTTTGCTGATCGACAGCGGCCCATCCTACGACTTTGATTTGGGGGCCGACCCACCGGTCGTTGCTCCTGGCGATTGCAAGTGCTCGACGGACCCCAACACCGGACTCCCGGCTTCATACCAAGACCCTAACACTGGCAGCGAGCAGTGCCACAACTGCGGCAATACAATGGCCGCGTCATCCACCGGCAGTGGACTCGCGTACCTTGGGCATGGCGAGCCTGTGAAGTTCACTAATCGCGTGAACGGAGATGGTGCCAATGCGTGGAACTGGGAGGACAGCGAGGGCCGATTCCCAGCGGCGCTGCCGTGGGATTTTTATTTTGTCGGTAGAGATATAGTGATTGCGGGGGATCTGTGGCAATGGAAGGACTGCAATGGGGCGTACCAAGCCGAGTTGTATTTCAACAGCGTCACGGTAGAGAATTATGCAACTATGGCGCTCTCGTTTAACGCCAACTCATTGACCATGAATAACGGCCGCCTGGATACTGGCGTGTGCATAGAATCCGGCAGCAGAATGGTGGTTAACGTCGGTTCTGCCACCTTAAATAACAACAGTGAGGTGCGTAAGGCGACTATCAATTGCGGAGGCTGCGAGATGAATGGCTCATTTGTCCGCAGCGAGGGGATAATCAACGGACCTTGCACGCTTAACTCGTCTGGCAACGAGGGGACCATAAATGGCGATTGCTCGCTTAACGACGGCAGTGGCAACAGCGGCACCGTGAACGGCGGCACAGTTTCGTTCGACGCTAGCAACAACTTGGAGGGAGGCGAGGTTAACAGCGACGTTCCGGTCGCTTTTGCCAACGGATCACGAAACGACGGCACTGTGAACGGAGACGCTACGTTCGACCAGTCGGAAAACAATGGCGGCACAATTACAGGAGACGCCACATTCGACAACAATTCGCGCCATCATGGCAACACTGGTGTTGTTGAGGGCGACGCGACATTCCGCAACGGTTCATCGTGCGAGGGAACCGTGAATGGCGATGTGACGCTGTACGATGACTCGGTTTTTGACGGGTCCGCTTTGAATGAAACTTTTATCGCTCAAAACGTCACGTTCTACGACACCTCCAGTATGGCAGGCGGATATGTTAGCAACACTGCGACATTTAATGACCAGTCGCGCATGACCGGAGGCTTCGTCTCCGCGGCGGCGACATTTAATGACCAGTCGCGCATGACCGGAGGCTTCGTCTCCGTGGCGGCGACGCTCAACGACGATGCCTGCGTGACGCAAGAGATACATGACGACCCCTTCTCATACGCCGGCAGTTTTAATCCAGACCCGCCACCAGTGTGCAGCCCATGAGAGTTTGCTCGCAGAACTGGCTAGACCGCCGCTGCCGCGAGGCAGGCAAGCAGAACGGGGAATGCGACGGCTGCATCGTTCAGCGAGGCGAGACGCTGACGATAGACGAGCGCCATCCTGCGTTCCCCAAGGCGGCGCTGCCAAGTCTTGTGAGACAGGCCGCCAACTTCGCCACCTCGGCCGCCGCGCACGTCGCCGCCGGGATGCCGCAGGCGAGCCAGGAGCAAATCGACGCCCGCTTCGCCATCTGCCAGCAGTGCGAGCACTTCGACGGCCGCGCCTGCCGCCAGTGCGGATGCCCCGTCGTCCGCGAGAGGCAGTTCGTGAGCAAGTTGTCGTGGGCCAACGAAAAATGCCCAGTCGGCAAGTGGGGGCCAGTAAACCAAGATAGCCAGCCATAGGCTACTCCTCTACACTATCACCCTATGCCCGGCGACCACCACTTCACGCTGCACGGCGTCCGCTGGCTCCTGCGGTTCACGCGACTGCGGGGCGAAGCGGCCGGCTGGGCGTATCTGCCCGACCCGAAGAATCCGAAGTTGCCGCGGAAGATTCTCATCGACACGAGGCTCAAGAACCGCGCCCGCCTGGAGACCCTTATCCATGAACTCATCCACGTCTCGTTCCCGACGGCCAGCGAAGAGCACGTCACCGAAGCCGCCCGCGACATCAGCCGAGTCCTCTGGACCCTCGGCTACCGACTCGACGACGCCAAGGCTCCTTGACGCCGTCCTGACCGACATCGCGCGGCAGAACGGTCGCTCAAGGACATGGTTCGACGCGCTGCCCGATGACATCAAGGCTGAACTAAACCAGATCAAGGATGCGTACCGAAGCGGTGTCATGCAACGCGCCCGCAGGCCGGTCGCTGTGACGATCTCCAGGCACCTGCGCGAACGCGGCATCTCAACCGTCGGCCCCGAAGGAGTGGAGAATTGGCTGACAAGGGACTGAAGGATGCCGTCCTCGCCGAGACGACCGGCGAACAGGTCACGAAGAAGATCGACGGCGACGCCGTGGAGGCGCGCTCGACGAGTCGTCGCATCAAGACGGTGGAGGATCTGCTTCGCCATATCGAAGCCGATATGTCGAAGTACGAGGTCAGCCAATCCGAAGCCACGAAATGGGAGTGCGGCGACGGCGAAGGCGGGACGCTCGAACTCCACCGTGTGTTCGTGCGGCTGAGGCCCAAGGCCGGGCCGAGCGTGCAGGACGCCGTCGCGGCGATGATCAAGGCGGCCAGCAGGGAGATTCGCCGGCCGAAAGTGGCGAGGGCGAAGAAGGCCCGCCGCGGGCTGTGGAGCGTGGTCGTGATGAGCGACTTGCACTTTGGCGGCCGATCGTGGCGGCACACGACGGGCAGCGACTACGATCTGTCCATCGCCGCAAGGCTTGTGGCAGAAACGGCCTCCAGGCTGCTCGCAAGGAGCGAGCACGCCGAGAGGAGGTCAATCGTCCTGGCCGGCGACACGCTACACTTCGACACAATTTCCGGCACGACGACCGGCGGAACCTACATCGACCGCGACTCAAGGCTCCAGAAGACGATCGAGGTGGCTGTCGATGCCATTGCGGGCGTCGTCGAGATGTCTGCCGAGACGAAGCCGACGGACGTTCTGTTCGTCCCCGGCAACCACGACACGGCGATGGCCTGGGCGTTGCAAAAGATTTTCTGCGAGAGGTACAGGAGCGACGGCCGCATCACCGTGAACAATCAGTTCACAAGCCGAAAATACCTGACGCACGGCGGCAACCTCCTTGGCATCGCCCACGGCGACAAGGGGAAGAAGCGGCTTCCAGGCGTCATGGCGATCGAGGCGGCCGAAGCCTGGGCGAGGTGCAGCCACCGCGAGTGGCACGTTGGGCATCTGCACCATCAGGTAGCAGAAGTGGGGACGATCGACGGCGTGCTCGTCAGGACGCATCCGACCATCATTCCGCCGGATTCGTGGCACGTTGACATGGCCTTTATCGGCGCGGAACGCGCTATGCAGGGGTTCGTCTACGCCTACGAAGGCGGCCTGCACGAGATGCACATGGAGTACGTCAGGAGGGCGAAGTGATCGCCGACTCTCTCTCCTACACCCCCGCCCAGTGGCTCAAGATCGCCTGCGAGCAGGCCACGTCGAGCCACGACCCACACACCCAGAACGGCGCCGTCCTGGTGCCGGCCGGCGCCGCCTACGTCGCCATCGGCGTCAACAAGGTGCCGAAGGGCGTCTACGCGGCGCCGGACAGGCTCCTCCGGCCTCTGAAATACAAATACATCGAGCACGCCGAGCGGGCGGCAATCTACGCCGCGGCACGGTTCGGCACGCCGACGCAGTCGGCCACGCTCTACTGCCCGTGGTTCGCCTGCACCGACTGCGCCAGAGCGATCATCATGGCCGGGATCAAGGAGGTCGTCGGCCATGTGAAGCCGCGGGCGGCCACGCCGGAGCGGTGGACAGCCGAGATCGTCCAGGCCGAGGCGATGCTCCGCGAAGCCGGAATATCGACGCGCTGGCTCGCCGACGACCTGGGGGTGACGATTCGCTTTGACGGAGAGGAGATGCACCTGTGATCATCGGAATCTGTGGGGCGGCGGGGGCCGGGAAGGGCAGCGTGGCGAGCATTTTGGAGGACCGCGGCTTCGCCACGCTGTCGTTCGCGGACCCCCTCTACGCCGCCGTCTCGGCCATCACCGGCCTGTCGGTCGCGGAGTTGCAGGACCGGAGCCGCAAGGAGAACGCGCTTGGCTGGATTTCCTGCTCGCCCCGCCGGCTTCTCCAGACCCTTGGCACCGACTGGGGGAGGAACATGATCCACCAGGAAATCTGGGTCATGGCGACGATGCAACGGGTGATGGACGGCGGCGATTACTGCATCCCCGATGTCCGTTTCGTGAATGAGGCAGCGGCGATCAAGGCTCGCGGCGGGGTGGTGTGGCGCGTGGACCGGCCCTGCCGATCTGCCCTCGACCCCGCCGCCGCGAGCCACGAAAGCGAGCGAGGCATCCCGCCCGAGTACCTCGACGCCGTGATCCAGAATGACGGCACGCTGGCTGACCTCCAAGCCGCCGTCGATGCAACGCTTGGAACGCTACAGGCCATTACAATG